CCCCTACACATATAGAGTTAAAAAAAGTTAATAGAGTTTTATTCGCAATGTAAATATTATGAATAATTTGCTCCGCATCTTTTTCAAGCTTTACTAATTTATGTTGTTCACCAATCAGTAAAAAGAACAAAAGCAGCTACAGGAGCTAAGAAGGACGCTGCAATAGTTAGAGCATCTTTTAAAACATCATAAGCTTTTTTATGATCAAAAATGAAGTCTTGTATTGGATACTCACTTAATAAAAAGAAACTAATAACCAAGTACCAAAAAACTCCTCCAAAAGTCCAAAAACCTACGAGTTTAATTTTATTTTTTAACTCTTTCTTAGCCATATATCCCCCTATTTTAGAAGGATATTAGATCAAGTATTTAAACCTTCCTCAACTGACATTTCCATATTGTGCTAGCTGGATCCTGCTGGATATGAATAACGCGGAATGAGCCTAAGGTTGTTAACCATTCATCATCAATTTTTGGAGTTAAAGACACTTCATTTTGAAGCACGGTCGCCTTTTTATCCGTAGCCAGTACTCCAAGCGTTTGGATCTCATATTGACTGTATGAGCCAAACAGAACGCCACGACCAGAATAGTTTTCTTTAACCTCAATAGAAGTTTCAGTTTTAGGATCCCAATTAGTTTTTGAGATGCGCTCACATGTAAAGGTATGAACGGCATCTGCTAAATCATCATTAAATGCTTCAGCAATGTCTGCCTGAATTTCGTCACGTAAGCCCATTAGATTTTCCTGACAAAAAAGACGGATTTCCGTTTGCAATACGGTTTTATCAAATCAAGAATGAATTGCTCGATTGCACTAAGCTTTACTGATCCGTCCTGATATTCCTTTTCGGTCTCAACCGTATCAGCTTTGACTTTCTTACGTTTTAGTGCCTGTTCTTGCCCTTGATATAGATCACCTTTCATAATGCCCTTGATGATTTGATAGGAGGCCGTTTTTAAAGGTTCAGGTACTTGGGTAGCATCTTCATAAGGCCTAACGTTACGTGCTAGTAGATAAGCTTCTGACATCTGAAGGTATTGAGCCTTATCACTAGCAGATAAAGCATCAAAGCCTTCAACATGTTCTATCGCTTCTTGTTCAGTGATAAAGCTCATGGATTATTCCTTTGGAATTAATGCTAAAAGTTCATCTTTTTTAGCACCTGCTTCAAATGCAATGCCTTTTTCAGTTAGTACAGCTCGAAGCTCATCTACTTTTAGACCAGCATAGTTAATTGGTTGTGGTTGAGTATCACTTGGTTTTTGGTCATTTTCAGGTGTTTGACCACCTTCACCTGATTCAAGTTCAGCAATACGTGCTTTCATCGCTTCAGGATCATTTTGAAAAGCAATAAATTCGCCCTTCACAGTTGCAAGCTGTTCCTCAGCAGACAATATTGCTTGTTCTGATTCTGTTAATTTCGCCACCACAGCATCAAATTGCTCAACAGGAACAAGCGAGCCTACATTAAAATTTGGTTCTACTGACCCGTTTAAATGTGAATATGCATTACGAATTTCATCTGCATTAGGAAAATCATCATCTACATGTACAAATGAAGCTTCTCCAATAACTCCTAAAAATGAAGTCCGATAACATGCATTGTGTTCACGATTTTCAGGAATTGTATTTGTATAAATGACTTTCATTTTTATCTCCAAAAACAAAGGCGACCGAAGTCGCCATGTTTATTAAGGTGTGCCAGAAATAACTGCAGCAAATGGGACAAGTTTACGGTCGAACACTCGTTTCCAATTTGAGCCGTCCGAATATTGGCCAATTGTTGGTGTTTTATTTGGATCCTTTTCGCCTTCCCAAGAAAAACCAGCAGGTTGTAAAATATAAGTTTTACGTTCAACAATAGTTTCTGAACCACCACCGTTACCACCAAGCTCATCACGTTGCAAGCCAACAGGATTAGCTGGAGTTCCTTCACCATAGCCAAACGCACCGGTACCAAAGAACATCGTTAGATATTGCTTAGAACCATAGGTAAGGCCATCATCCATGAAGATTGGTTTGCCAAGATAGGTTGTTAAAATGATTCGACCTTGTGAATCTTGGATATACTGGATAAGGTCTTTCTTCACCATCTGTTTCATTACAGCTGAATGAACACCAATAGCAGCAAACTGATCTGCTGCATCACCAGCGGTAAATGCAGCATCTTGCATAGCATCAGCGGTCATTGTTGCTCCCGCATCAATAACCATGTCACCAGAATTATTAGCAATGTTAGAGGCAATAATTCCTCGAGCTGCACCTAATAAGTAACGCTGCCATTGACGCTCCCAATACTTTCCATATCGGTTACGAATGTGTTGCATTGGCTCACTATTAGCCAACTCGGTTGTTAAATCTGCTACACCATAAGGTTTGTTGAGATAAAGAGTTCGTGCTTGCATACTACCTTGAGTAGCTTTACCCACTTTACCTTTTTGATCAGGATCATCTGTAGAAGTGTTTGGCTCTTCATTAGCATCAAGATCTTGCCAATATGAAATAGTTGAAGTGCCTTGGCCGTTGTTGGCAATTGCATCTAAGGCTTCATTTTTAGTGACAATACCGGATTGATAAACTGCTGTTTTTTCTGGAGAGTTTACTGGATCTAAAGTCGCGTAATATTCACCAACGAAAATATCTTTTAATTGGGTGGCTGGCATATTTATTTACCTTTTGTTTGCAATAATTGTTGGAAAGCTGTTGGGTTTTCACGAGCTAAAGCCGCTCGCTCAACTTCTGTATAGTCAGACCATTTCTTAATTGAAGTTCCTGAACCAGGCGAACCAGAACCATTTGCTTTAGGCCAGAAGTAAGGTTTGTTCTCGCGTAAGCCTTCTACCCACTCCTTAGGAGTAACAGGGTTAGAACCATCTTTACCAATCACCACTTCACCATTTGCATCGATTGCAACAGCCTTGCCGTTTTCATCTAATGAGAACTGTGATTGAGCTAAAAATGCGATATCTGCTGTTGCTTCACTCAAGGCACCCATTTCAACGGCTGCCTGAACGATCTGACCTTGAATTACGGACTGACGGAATTTATTTGCATAGGTCTCTGCTTTGTCAGCTCGCTCTTTCTCGGCCTTAAGAAGCTTTTCATGCTCTTCACGCATTTTCTCGGTACGTTTCTGAATAACTTCTTCAATTTTGCCTTCAGCAATAAGTTTGGATTCTTCATCCTGATTTGATTTATCAAGCAAGACCTTGATTGCATCCAGATCCAACCCGTCAACCTTTGATTTCAATGAACCTAGTTCATCTTTCAACTCTTTTTTATCTTTGATAAGTTCTGCATTCTTATCTTTAAGACCTTTAACAGCTTCATCAACGGCTGCTTGAATAGCTGCTTTAATTTCAGGATTTTCCAAATCAACTTTGATTTCGTCTGGCATATTAAAATCTCCTAGAGATACCGCTTAGCGGGTTTAATTGTTGAACCTTCTGCTTAGCTTCAGGCAATAAAAAAGCGCCCCTAAGGACGCTCTATTTCAATGAGTTATTTATGCAATGTTGTAGCCTTCTACACCACGTTTTTGTCGATTACGAGTTCGTTGCTCAAGCCACATTTGACCTTGCTCAATATTAGTAATAGCAAGCGAATTTTCACGGCAAGGAAATTTTTCATTCAGAACACGTAAACGATGTAAAACTATCGCAAGTAATGCTTCATTCGTGATGCCATTTACTCCAACTTCCTTAACTGGACCAAGTTGAAATTGAATTGGAGTAAGTGAATCTCCAGTTACGATGTCATAGAAATGACCGGTTTCAAGAGACTGTTCACCATCACGGGTTTTAACAGTTTCGTTATGGGTAACTATTACTCCATTATCATCTTTATGAATTTCACGGCCCATTACACAATTTTGAAAACCATCTAGTTGATATGAATGCTCAAAAACATCTTTTGGCGACCAAGAAATATAACCTTCATGATCTGGATGATTAGCCTTGCCACCATCTTTGTATTCGATTAAATAACCAGGATCACTTGGGTCTTCATTTTCAGGGATTTGCCACCCTTGGTATTCATTGTATTCACCACGCGTCATGGGCGTTGCTAAAACTGACTTAGTACCAATGTATGCAACCATAGATGCTGTTAATAGTTTCTTGCTCATTTTAATACTCACAAAAAAAGCACCCGAAAGTGCTAAGGTTAAAAATTAAGTTCTAAGTGATGAGTGCGATTGCTTTTAATCTTTCAAAAGTAAAACCATAAATTGCCATGGCTCTTGAAATCTTAATTTGAAGAAAAGGCACCAGAATTAATTTTGTGCTCAGAATATATTGAGCATCTGACATATTGATTTGCTTTTCAGTCATTTGCAGTACCTTTAGCTACGTTTCCTTTGCGCCCCAAACCCTTTGTCTAGGTTCGTCACCAACCAAGCGGATTCCTTGAGGACCACCTACATCAAATGTTGCTGTGATAGTCGCTGGACCCTCAAAAACACCACAATTCATCTTTACAGAGGTTAATCCAGCTAATGGAATACCTGTTTCCTCGTCACAAAGGGCGAGATGAGAAGATCTATCTGAAACTCTTTTAAGAACTAAATGTCTAACTTTTGATTCACTCATAGGCCAAACTCCATAAATGAGAAAAGCGCCGTTTGGGCGCTTATATAGGTGAAAATTGTGTCTTAAGTGAGTTTAGGATTACCTGTCATCGGCAATAATTACTCACATTTAAACCCTGTTCCAACAAGGTCTTTTTTCAAATTTGAAACGAGAGTTTGTTGTTCCTGCTGTTGTCCACTAAGATAATTTTGATCTAGAGCTTCTGCACCATCTAAAGATTTATAGAGCTCTTTAGATTCCTCTAAATTGTCTTTTAAAAAAGTGGTTAGGTTTAGTTTCGCCTGAGTCGCTCTACACAAATTATTTTTAGCTTCTAAATCTTGAGCAGCCTGTTTTACTTGGCCAGTTGTAGGATCAAAAGAATATGCATTTGCCATTGCTGACTCTAAAGCTTCAGACAATCGATCATATTCTTTAAGATATTTTTCACTTGGTTCAGCTAAACATGTGATTGAGATGAGAGTAAGAGATATAAAAGCTATTGTTTTCATATTGTATAAATTCTGATGTTTTAAAAAATATAACATAAGAAAAAATTACAGACCCAACTCTTTAAAAGATTTTTCATCCAACTTTCTTAACTCATCTAAGCTATACAAACGCCCTTCAGGATCGAAGAACTTATCAAAATCAAACCTTCCCTCTTTATAGAGCTTATAACGCTTTGGCCCTAGCCACTCTTTTTGGAAGAAGTCATCTGTCTTTTTGAAGAACTCTTTAAATGTAGTGTTGGCATCTAGCTGCCCTATTAATTGGCTCCGCTCATCTTTTGGAATGTCTTTAACTCGGCGTTCGTCCATTACAAATGGCCGTTCGCCAACAAGTTGACCGTCCTTCTCGACCGGAACCAAGATACTGCGACAGTTAGGATGTAACGGCGGCACTCGCTTTGCCGGATCATTTATTTCCCACACTGAACCATCTAATGAAGCGCAAAGCTTAGAAGTTCGTCCATCTAAAACGCTAACAAATCGGACATATTCAAAGCCAATTTGGTTGAAGCTATTTAGATAGGCTTGATTAGCTACATGACTTCGCACAGTTCTTACCGTTCGCTCAATATCAGTTTTGGTACCATTTAAGATCCCATCTTCATAGTTAAGCCGTTTGGTACCACGAATACGCTGAACAATTTCTTGGTTAGTTTTGCCTGAATTAATACCATCTCGAATTGCATACTCAACCTTTTGACGGGCACTTTCAGCAATTCTTGAAAGCAGATCATCGACAAGAGCGCCACCTGCCAACGGAACTTTTTTAGCGGATAAGAATAGTTTTTCCCCATCAGGCTTATTAATTTTTGCTCCATAGAGCTTAGCTACGTAATTGGCCTCATAAACAGCCAGCGCCGTAGCAGAAACGGCAAAAGCTTCAGGTAATGCTAAATTAACACTGGCAAACCATTGGGCAATCAAATCCCTAATTTCCCTTAAGTTTGAAGTTGTATATTTACCACCAGCTAAAGCAACTTTCACCGACTCATTAAGCTCATCCAATAAATCCCGAAGCTTAGATAGCATCTTGCTCGTATCATCATTGAATAAAGCCAATAACTCATTTACCGTTTTTGATGAAGCACGATAAAGATAGGCCTGGTGCTGAGTGAGTGCTTCAAATAGTTTTTTGATATCTGTTGCCATCTCACTCTACCTTTTGATTTAAAGTCCCATCTTGCTCTGCTTCAACATTCTGAAGCTCTTCTTCATATTTTTGTTTAGGGAACATACCTGTTTGGTTGTATTCCCACCATGATTTAAATGAAGATCGGCCTTGTAGAGCTGCTTCAAATAACTGTCGAGCTAACTCAGCTAAATAACCCTGTTTGTTAAATTCTTGACTGATTTCGAACATCAAATCATCTTTAGTTAGAACATCCACATTAGGCGTTACAAACTTAGCAGCCCATCGTAATGCTGCTGACAAGGCTTCATTCATATTAACGACACAGAGCGAAAGAACTGAATGCTGAACGGCGTCATCACTATTCGCTTCGGTAGCGGTCTTTTTACTTCCCGAGCCCTTCTCAATTAAACGCGCCCCCATCTCCTTCATTTTTTCCCACTTATCTTTCATCGCTTCCCGGGCAAGAGTATTAGGGTCGGCTTGTACAATTCCTAAACCACCATTTTCAGGTAAAGGCAAAAGTACTTTCGCTCCAATGTAGATGCCACGTTTCTTGGCTTGGTCATACCACTCCCAATTAACACCCTTCGCATAATATTGAGGTTGCCCCATATAAAAAACGGACTCTTGAAAGTCCGCACTGTCTCTGTAATGGGCTAAATTGAGATTAGCCAAAGGAAGTAATGGTGGCTTTTTAATCTCTTCTGAATTATCAATTGCACCTACAAATGTAAAAGGTATATAGGTCCAGAAATTCCCGTTGTAATCTGTTGGAAACTTCTTCTCTCCGCCAACCCAGTTACCCTTTTCACCCTTTGTGTACACCTGAACGGAATAAATATATTCCCCATTTCCCTCTTGCTCTAAACGAAGTACACGATATTGCTCTTGTTCGGTTTTACTAAATCCATCAGCACCGCGCTCAGACTTAAATTCACGTATAACCACTAAGCAAAGCTTTTTCTGGTTATCGATCATTACTGAATCCCAATTCACTACATCAAGGGCATTTAGTAAATGAATCATCGGATAGGCTTTTTGTGCTTTAAATTCCGCTAGATTACGAGCTGGTGGCACATCAGGATAATCAACATATAAAGCGCAACGATAATGCTTCAATAAATGGCGAATTCCATTTTGAGCCAATTGATAAGCACTAATGCCTGCTCCATTCGCATTACGCTCTAAATGAGCAAGCTCGGGAGGAAATTTAAAACTTGGATCGGTTGCAAAAGCTGCACCAACTAAACTATTTGATGTAGTCCCTGTTACTTCATAAAAGACTGCACGGGTAAGATAAGCCTCATAAGCGCTTTTATTTGCAGGTGATTTATCATGTGCATTTGGCATCGGCAAATATTTTTCACCTTTAGCCTTAACTGCATCTTCACCTTCACAAACATCATCAAGTTTTTGCCAGTATGGCAAGTTCTTAACATATTCAGCATGTTGAAAAGTTACATCACTCATCGAGCAAATCCCATATCAGCAAAGAAGGCTTCAAAACCTTCATGTAATTCATTAAAAGCGTCAGATCCACCGTCTACCTGATCGTCATTTGTTCCATTAGGGAAATTCCGAAGTTCTTCAATAAAGGCTTTGTTCCAATCACCTTTAAGCATTCGAACATTCCCAACATTTACTTGAGCGGCAAAAGGCTGTGCCCGAGTGATCTTGTCACCCGATACTGGTTTTGCAACCACATGGTAGCCACTGAGAAGTTTTGTAAATGCCAGAGCTTGAGATTTCCCTGCTTGACCAGGGTCCTGAGGAATTCGAACAGTTACGTTTTTTCCATCAAGCTCAGTGGTTTGCTTTAAGCGTTTATTTACATTGTCAGGGCCAAGCTGTCCTCTTGTAACATCGACAATGTAAGTAAAACCATCTGCACCAAGAGCTTCTCGCACACCTGCTGTAAAGTCGCCTTCATTCTCTGTAGCGCCAAAATCCCATGCCCTTACTTGCTTCACTACATCTGCAGGCAAAGCATCAACAATTTGAATATTGTCAGGCTTAAAAAAACCGCCTGCTGGCGGTGATGGCATTTGTCGGTACTGCCCGGCAAATACATATGGTGCTGCTTGCTCCATTAGCCTCAATTTTTGGATATTGTGTTTTGCTGGCCACAGTGCGGATCCGTCTTCCTGAATAGCTGAAAGACATAGATGCTCCCACACTTCACCGTTACCACCAGCTACAGGAACGCCGTCTTTTCTATCACCTAGCAACCATCCAGCTAAATCATCTTCATGAAGTCGCTGCATAATCACAATGATCGGCGTATCTGGCGAGTTAGTACGCGATTCGAGTGTGTTCTGAAACCAATCAATTACCCCTTCTCGAATAGTTTTTGATGAAGCTTCATGTGCTTTGTGCGGGTCATCAATAATAATGCAGCCGCCAAAGCCTTTACGAAGTTTTCCTGCACCAAAACCGGTAATCGTGCCGCCTGTACCAGTCGCATAGCAGACACCACCTTGGGAAGTTCTCCAGAAGTCTTTAGCCTTACTATCATCACGCAATGTAAGCTCAGGAAAGACTTTTCTATACGCCTCTTCTTGTACAAGAGTTCGTATTTGGAAGGCATTATTTGCGGCAAGCATTGCCGAGTAACTGATATGAATAAACTCACAGTCAGGCTTCTTACCAAAACACCAAGCCATGAAATTAATTACAGCAATTTCAGTTTTAGAATATCGTGGTGGAACGTTAATAATTAACCGCTTTATCTCTCCGCGATAAACTTTCATTAAAGCTTCGCAGATTTCTAAGTGGTGCCAATTTTGCATCCATTTATAACCACGGCGCTCCTTAAACATGTACCTTGTGAAGAAATATAAATCTTCTTGCGCCTCGATCCGGATGGCTTTATCCCGAGCCGCATCAGTACTCATCTAAGACTTCCCTCCGCGCTTTTAAGTAATCTTCCATTGGAACTGGAATTTCTGAATTAACCGTTTGGACTGGTCCACCGTCTTTGCCTGTAATTTCTTGGCGATTAGTAAATTGACCACCAATGTCTTTAGCGGCTTGCTCAAGAATTTTTAAGGCTGTTTTGACGTTTCTAGTCCTCTCAAGTTGTCTTTGGTATTGCTTCAATCGGTAGTACTTATTAGCAATAGGAATATCAATTAAGCCTTTATCAAACTCATCTCTGGTTTTTTCAAATAGTTCGACATACTTTTTGCTTAAGTTCTTACCAGCAACCTTTGTAGGGTCATAAGTTGCAACTTGAACACGATCTATATCAACGCCAAACTCTTGTTTTACGAGTTCAGCCACTTCTTGAGGTGTATCACGACAAGCAAGAGACTGAACTATAAAGATTTTCACAGGCTCTTTTAGTGTCGCCATAACTTCCTCATCGTATAACTACGTATAACAAAATGGGCAAAAAAAAAGAGCCATTAGGCTCAATTGATTACACAGTTGCCGCAGCATTTTGAAATATCAAGATTCGAAACAAACGGCGGATTTTTTGCGACTTCAATAAGTCGCTTAACATTTTTGCTTGGTCCATAACGTTTAACTACGCCAATAAACTCTTCAACGTCATGACCTGCAAGATAGTGCTTAGGAAGACCAGAACTATCGCTATAAACAATTTCTCCGTCCTCGTCTCTCATCACTCCAATGTGGTAAAGCTCATGTTCAAGTAAGTAACAGAACTCTGTATCGTTTGCACGCTCACAAAAAGAAGCATCGACAGTTATTAAGTAAGTTGGCACAAAGCCGAACCAATCTCGCATCTGTTGCTCTTGTCTAGCTTTACGCCATCCACCAACATTGAACATGACTTTTTCACATTGCCCCAGCACCATCGCCTGCTTGCTTTTATATGCAGAAGAGGCCCAAGCAAATGCTAAAAATTCTTCATTGTCGTGAAGCAGTTCACCTATGTGATCATGATCGGGGTTATAAAGAGGTCCACCAATAGTTAAGTAATTAGCAACAACCCATTTTTTTAGATCTGGTGCTGGTATTAAACGAATTGCTTCCTCTTCTTCTGCATGATCCATAAAATCAGTTGGAGGAAATGGTCTGATCTGATCCATTAAATATTTGCCTCTTTAAATTTTTAAGCCATTGGCTAGCGAAATGAGCTTGGATCTGTAATGGACCAGATTCATTAATCTTAAATCTTGGTGCTGCCTCTATGCGAATTACTGTGTAACCCATCTTCTCAGCTACGTCGTAACGATCAAGACTCCAAGCTTTATTTTTAAGCCTACCCTTTCGGCCACCTGACCAAGGACCTCCAGCAATTTCAACTAAAATACGATGTTCAATTAAATGAAAATCAAATCGCCAGTGCTTGGTTGATTTAAATTGAAACTTCTTTTCGTATTTAATTTCCAGAAAATCTAAAGCTTGAGTAAAGTCTTCTTCGGCCTCTAAATACTTTTGTGTAGCCTTCGGCAATGGTCGTCTTTTAGGTTTGGTTTTTGGCTCTTTTTTTCTTGTAAGCCAAAAATAATCTTTACTGTCCATTTATTTCACCCATAAAAAAACTCCAACACTGTGGAGTTTTCCTGAAAATAAATAATTTCTAAGGAACTATCTCAGAAATGTATATGGGGTATATTTTTGCATATTCATTAATAGCCTCAATAATTTCTGTTTTAGCCTGCACTCCATCTAAATGAGGTCTACGCCGAGACCTGAAATCTTCAACAATATCGTCATTTAGAAAAACTGAATATTTTAAGGGGGGTACTATAATTTCATCTGTTTCAAATTTTTCGGCCATTTTGGGACTACAGTTTTTTATATTTTGAGATTGAACCTCTATAAGTAAAATTAATATTTTATTAATTTCTGCTGTTAATTCATGGCAGAGTAAAACTTGAAGTGCGACATAAACCACCTAATTAATTTAAAGGGTTTATGGAGTATATAAAATTGTCATACCATCATCTTAACTTTGAAGATCGTACTGCAT